GATACGGCCAGTGAGTTTTTCCTCCACAGTAGTGATCCGGCCAATGATTCGCTGTTCCGAGAGTTTGAGGTCTGAGATTTCAGACTGGATTGCGTCGGCAGCTTCCATTGCTTCTTCCTCGGAAACACCGGCAGACCGAAACGCTGTGTATACCTTTGATACGGCTGTCATTGTACGATCACAATTGCTGCAACGACTGGTCGGTCTTTATCAGCCGCAAGAAAGGCGGGTAGTTCACCTAGCAGAGCAAACGCATCCCCTTCTTGTTTGGGCCGACAAGTGCCGACAATCGGGTGTTCCAGTCCAAGGGTGATTCGGACGTGATCGTCTAGCAACTGGACGGACGGTACATCATCAGATGTCTGCATGCACTCGAACATAAGGGCAGTCAGGTCAGCCTGGGTCATTTCAACGCATTTCATAATTTCAACAGCAGTCATTCATTCACCAATCAGTTGTTGTCGATAAAGACAGTTTACCACCAAGGAGGCCGTCATGGGCTTAGGATTATTGGTTGCAACACCAAAGACGTGCCAGAAGGCTGCGTCAGCCATTATGCGATCTGATGGCCCATCCAAAGGTCGGCAACGGCGATTGGCAGCAATTCAGACTGTGAGTCAGACGGGCAGGATCATCCGCATTGTACCCAGCATCGAAGATTGGGCGGTGTGATCCTTTGAAAGAGCCGCAAATCAAAGCAGCGTTGATTGACCGCCTCATAGACAAAGGCCATCTCTGCGAAGACGCGGTCGTGATCAATGAACTGGTGGTGGCAGATAATCGCCGCCGTGCTGACATTGTGGTTGCCGGTGAAAAGCTCCATGCCTTTGAAATCAAAAGCGACCATGACACCCTCAGCAGACTGGACGGACAGATTGAAGTATTCGATGCTCACTTCGATGAGGTGACTGTCGTGTGTGGGTCGAGATATGCAGATGCAATTCTCAAGCAAACCGACGAGCACATTGGTGTCTGGGTGGTTGAGGAAGAGGCTGGAAACGTGCATTGGAGTATCCGTCGCCGCGGTAAGGCGATGCCCATCGTAGACCAGAGGGCGCTGGCTTCCTTTATGCCGATGAAAGACCTGGTGCCTATCCTGCGTAAGGCAGGGACAACTTGCCGGTGGAACATGGGTCGGTATGAGGTTGACGAGACTGCGACCCAGGCTCCGGTGGCTGTATTGAGTGCTGCTGTATTGGCATACTTCAAAAATCGCCACTCTAAAGCCAATGCGAAATTTCACGAGGCGCGGGGGCAGGGAAATACACAATGCGAGCAGTTACGCTTATTGAGCCTCTTCGAGCAACCAGCCCCTGCTGTTAGTGAATACAAGGGATTTGATCTTGATTACTATCAAGAACTTGCATCCAAACACCCCGACGCAATAGATATTTCAAAGTTACCAGGAGCAACAAGTTCAACTCCAATGTGGGTAATTCCAGGGCCTACGAGGTGATCCGTAACGCTGATGGCGCTCAGGTGGTGGAGTAAAGCTGTCTATAGCGACTCATCCTCACTGTCATTGATTTCCGTGACGCACACTTCGTGGTCTTCTCCAGAATAGGACGCGGTTATGTATGCAGATCGATATTCGCGGGAGGATACGGAAAGAACCACACGCCGTATTAAGCCTGGTGTCGTCCACTCATACTGCACACCGGCACTGCCATCTCTTAAGTCATTCATAAGATATTTTTCGCCGGTGTCACTGAAGTTGGTAACGAGCTTGCCTTCTCCATATTTTGATTCGAAACGTATAGCAAGACGATGAAGTTCATCTATTACAGCGCGGCCTGTGCGATCAACAGTCACAGTTTCACCTGTCGCGACAATAGCGCAAATTCCGTGAGACGGTGAGGCCAACACGCCATAGGTGCTAAACCTTGGATGTGGCGAGGAGGGTTCGCATGCATAGGCACCAGACCCTATTGAGGTGCATCCTAAAGCAGCGGGATCATCTCCCATATTAATGCCAAACGCACCGGCAGCAGATACCAGGGATGGAGTGAGGGCTAGTAGCAGAGTAATAGCAATAGATTTCATGGAGTGTTCCTTTATCCAATTGGGTCAGCAGCATATCACGGGGACCCTGGCATACATCAACGGCTTACGGGTAGCAGGCCGCGTCAGATACCGCTATTTACGAGAAATTCTACAAAGGGGTTGTTGTTGTAGATAGAACAACTTGAGGAAACGGTGATGGCTCAGAAGCCAATAGATGCACGGGTTCTGCTCAATCAAACCGATATGGCTGCTGCTTGCTATGTGTCAGTCAACGCCTTCAAAAACTGGAATGTGGTTGTACATAGCACTCAAGGCAAGCAGAAGATGTACTTGGTTGCTGATGTTGTCCAGAACAGGTTGGATTCAGCTGGTCACAACCAAGAGACACCCACAGTTACTCAAGCGGAACAGGCTGCTGAGAAGCATCGCCTCGTCACGGAACAGGCTGATGAGAAGGCCTTGAAGAATGAGATTGTCAGGCGCGATCTGGTACCTATCGACTTCATGCTGTGGTTTTCCACTGAACTGGCACGAATGATTGGGGATCGACTGAACACGCTACCTCTGGATATGAAGCGGATGCTTCGGCTCCCAGACAGCGATACCGAAAAGATTAGGGCTGTCTGCGCAGATGTAGGTAATGCAGTTGCCAGTATGGGCGAAACAGACCAAGTGCAGGACATGATCAATGATTATATCGAGGGGGCAAAGGGATAATTTTGTCAGATGTGTTCAGCGGGGACTTTCTCTAGCCAAACGCGAGAGGCCACAGCAGCTGTCGGAATGGGCAGACGATCACTTCTACCTATCATCGGAGGGTTCCTATATTGAAGGTCCGTGGGCGACTGAGTCACACCAACGGGACATCATGGACTGTATATCAAATGATGATATTCGCACCATCGACATCAAGAAGTCAGCCCGACTAGGCATCTCCAAGGTCATTATTGCCGCTAGTCTCTACGCTATCCAGCACAAGCGACGGAATGTCCTGTACTACCGCGAGTCTGATCCACCCGCCAAGCGAACGATGAAGGTTCAGTTTGAACCTGCCATCCGTGATGCGTCCATAGTGAGAGACTTGGCACCGTGGGCAGACAAGAGGCATACCCATTCAACGCTGGATCAGAAGATATTCACTAACGGCAAACAATTACTCGTGCTAGGGGGGAATACAGGCAACCGTTATCGTGATCATTCAGTCGATATGGTCTGTTATGACGAGTTGTCCGCCTTTGATCTGGATATTGACGGAGAGGGCAGGCCAACCGAGTTAGGAGACAAGCGACTGGAAGGTTCACATTTCCCAAAGTCAGTCAGGGTCTCTACACCGAAGTTGCGGTCATCCTGCCAGATTACCAGAGCTATTAGCCATGCTGAGTATGTCTTCAGATTTGAGATACCTTGCCCACACTGTGACCATTATCAGGCACTACGGCTTGGAGGAGAAGACGCACCATTTGGACTGAGGATCATTGAGCGAAAACCTCGGTTGGTCGTCAAATACCTGTGCAAGAACTGTGCTGCATTGTTTGACTGGCAGGCTGCTCAGGAGGCACAGGAACATGGGGTTTGGCGCTCTCACACCATAGATGAGGAGGGCGAATTAATATCCACAGTCTCAATCTGCCGAGATGACTTTAATCGCATCGTGTTCCGCAACACAGCAGGCGAACTAATCGACACGCCGAGTCACATCGGGTTTGAGATATGGACGGCATACTCACCCTGGACTACTTGGGAGAGTATTATGGAAGACTTTCTCAAAGCCAGCAAAGACAAGTTGCTGCTCAAGGGTTTTACAAACCTCACCCTCGGTGAGGACTGGAACGATGAAGATGAATCAAAGGTAGACCCGACCTCACTGATGAGGCGGTGTGAGCAGTACGCAGCTGAAGTTCCAGATGGTGTATACGTTCTAACAGCAGGCATAGACACCCAGATTGATCGCGTAGAAATTGAGATTGTCGGCTGGGGTAAGGATGAGGAAAGCTGGTCGATTGACTACATTCGGCACTATGGCGACCTGACCAAACCTGAAGCATGGGACCTGTTGTTGGAGAAACTGTCACGCAATTTTAAAACAGCATCCGGCCAGATACTCAATATCAAGATGGTCTGCATTGACGCTGGGGGTTGCTACTCAGATGAGGTCAGGAAGTTTGCTAAGAAGAGTGGTGCTCAGTGGATTATCCCCATCATGGGCCGAGGTATTGCTGGACATCCTATAGTTAAATTCCCGCGCAAGAAAGATAGGCATGGTGTCTACCAAACACTCGTAGGAAAAACAGCCTCATGTGAAATGGTCTACCAACGCTGGAATGTTTTAGAAAAAGGCCCTGGCTATTGTCACTTCCCAAAGAAAGAAATATATGACGATGAACTATTTGCCCAGTTTACCGCTGATCGGTTGACTCACAGTTTTAAGTCTGGAAAGGAAGTCATGGCATGGGAGAACGGCAACCGCTTAGATGAGGCCTCAGATTGCCGTCGCTATGCCTTTGCAGCAATTCGGATATTGCAACAGTACCGAGGTATCAAGTTGGACCAGTTGTTGACCAGTGAACCTGAAACACCAAGAAAGCCACCCTCACGACGAACACGATACAGGACGGCAAGATGAACACTCTGGAACAGCAACTAGTCACTCTAAAACAAGCCAGAGCCTCCGGTGTATTACGTGTCCGTGATGGTGATACTGACGTTATCTACCGCTCTGTTGGTGAGCTTAATACAGCAATTGCCGCAGTCACACGGGAGCTACAGCAACGTAGAGGGTTATTTCGCGTCCACCCAGTCCATGTGAGTAAGATCGTATGAGTGCCTATGAAGGGGCCAGCCGCGCCCAAAGGACTAGCAGTTGGTCGGCACCATCAAGTGGCCCTAATCGAGCACTAAGCACAGCGTTACCTGTCCTGCGCGACCGGTCGAGAGCGGCCTATCGGAACAACCCATTGATCAAGAAGGCGCTTGGAAGCCTTGTCAGCAGCACTATTGGTACAGGAATTAAGCCTGGAATTCTGGAATCTATAGGTGATTCACTGGGGTTAAAACGGGCATGGAAGCAGGGCCAACCTTATATTGATGCTGATGGCCTTTCTGATTTCTATGGTCTTCAGACGCAGATTGATCTTGCAGCAAGACTGTCAGGGGAAGTGTTCATTCTCCGTATATCAGAACAAACGAGGGTCGGTGGTATTCCGCTTCAAATTCAACTACTCGAATCAGAATTTGTGCCCATTGAGATGAACAAGAAGTTACAAAACGGCAATGAAATCAGGGCAGGAATTGAATTTTCTGGAAGAACCCGTGTCGCCTATCACATGTATACGGACCATCCGCAGGAAGAGGGCGCAGGCTTTGGTAAGACTATCAGGGTGCCTGCTGAGGAAGTTATCCACTTCTACAAGCAATCACGGCCAGGGCAGTTGCGCGGTGAGCCAGATGCCAGCCAGAGCCTGCTGAAAGCTTATACCTTTGACTCCTATGATCATGCCGAACTCCAGAGAAAGGAGACGCGGGCACCCTATACCGGTTCGATTGAAAAGGATTTTCCGCCAGATTTTGACGGAAATAGATCGGATTCCAGCCAGCCACAGGACGACTCAGATTCTAGTGAGCCATCACCCATTCAAATAACCGGTGGCTCACTTATTGAATTATTCACTGGCGAAAAACTGAATCTATTTGACGGTGATAAATCCGGTGACGGTTACAAGGATTTCATGCGGATGCAGATGTTGCTGATTGCTGCTGGGTTCAAATTACCCTACGAGTTAATGACCGGCGACTGGGAGAACGTGAACGACAGACTTGTCAGGGCGATACTGAATGATTTTCACAGGATGCTGAGGGCCGAGCAGGCCCACTTCGCACACAGTGTCTGTAGGTGTGTATGGGGTTGGTGGCTTGATGCTGGTGTTGTTTCTGGAAACCTTGCGCTGCCTAACTACAGTGAACAGAGAGACCGGTATACCAGTATGCGCTGGATACCTGACAGGTGGGCTTATGTTAATCCCGTGCAGGATGTGAAGGCCGCCGCTGATGAAATCAAATACGGATTAGAAAGCCGAGACGAAAAGATTTTCCAACGTGGCCGAACCCCATCTGAGGTGGATGAGGAGCAGGCCGAAGGTAACCGTCGCCGCGAGGCACTCACTAAAGGTGAAGAAAATGAAGAAATGGTTTGAGATGAAAGATCACGGCGATAACACTGCCGATATTTACATGTACGAGCAAATTGGCCGTGACTGGTATGACGAGACAGGGATAACGGCGAAAGATTTTGTTGACGAACTTGCGGCCCTGGGGGATATCGAAGCCATTGTGCTGCATATCAATTCTGAGGGTGGCAGTGTCTTTGATGGTGTAACCATCTACAACGCGCTCAAACAACATCCCGCAGCAATAGAGGTTCGGGTGGAAGGAATGGCGGCTAGCATTGCCAGTGTTATTGCAATGGCTGGCGATGAAATCATCATGAGCAAAGGCGCAATGATGATGATCCACGGCCCCGCACAATCACTTTGCGGAAAGTACAACTCTGAAGCGATGAAGAGACAGGCAGAAATGCTTGACCAGGTCGCATCCTCTATATCAACCATTTATGAGGCACGTTCTGGAAACTCGGCTGAGGAAATGACCGCCCTTATGTCCACCGATACCTATTTGTCTGCTGATGAAGCTGTTTCAAAAGGCTTTGCCGACAAGGTGGGGAATGAGCAAAAAATCGCCGCATCCTTAACGCCAGATCAGGTCAATCTCGCGCATGTTACGGCTACCTATGAGCACCGATTAGCTTTAGCTGAGGGTGAGAGAAAGGTGCCTGCCAAGCCAGTAAATAGTAAAGGTGCGACCGCAGATATGATCATTGACCTGTGCGCTGAGGCGAAGATGCCGCAGATGGCTGGTGGCATGATCAAGGATCGCCTCACTGAGGTGGCTGCCAAGACGAAGCTTGCCATGTACGGGGACCTACAAAACCGGATTACTGCTGGCGGCCTCGATCCACAAGTATTCATGGCAGATGCTGACAATATCCCAGAACTAGTGGGGAAGATCATTGTTGCTGTGAAGGCTGGATCAACCCCGCAGGTGAATTCGTCAATATCTCCAGATGCGGGTATTCCGCAGAAGAAAGCTCTCAGCACCAAAGAAATCTACGCTAAACGTAACCAGTAACTTTTACTCAAGGATATATTTATGAGCATTAAAAACATGACTACCCGCACGGGCGAATTCATTCTCTCAGATGAAACACGATCCCGTGATGTCGTTCTCGTTTCGGGAGGCCCTTATCAGCCTGGTGAGGTGCTGGGCATTATCACCTCGACTGGTAAGTACAAAAAACACGATCCTGCCAAAGATGATGGCACTGAGGATGCTGTAGCCATTCTCTACGCGGGCAAGGTATCTGGAGCTGATAAAGACTGTGTTGTGATTACACGCGATGCGGAGGTTGACGGGAAGTCTCTGGACTGGGGCAATCTTTCAGCAGACAACAAAGCAGTCGCTATCAACTCACTCGCCAGCGTTGGCATCATCGTACGCTAACCAATAATTTTTAGGAGAAATACTATGTCCATTCTCGACACTTTCAATGATGATGCATTCTCTGTCGTTTCGCTCACAACTGCTGTCAATGCAGCCCCACACGCCCCGTGTGATATTGGCAAATCAAAACTCTTTATCGAAAAGGGTGTGAATTCCATCGACGTAGCCATCGAGTACAAGAATGGCGCGATAATGATGGTGCCAAATTCTGAGCGCGGAGGCACCGGAGTAACGGCAGACAAGCATTCTCGCAAGCTCATCTCTCTTCGGACGCTCCACCTTCCTCAGCGGGACATGATCATGGCGGCTAGTATTCAAGGGTTACGAGCCTTTGGTGAAGAGTCTACTGAGCAGTCCGTAGTTGACTATGTCACTGAGCGGGCTAGTGAGCTTGCGTTGAACTTGGAGACTACCCTGGAGCATCTGCGCGTGGGAGCCATTCAGGGGAAAATTCTTGACGTAGACGGTTCGACCATATACGACCTATTTGAACAGTTTGGCGTTACCCAGCAAGCCAAGGAGTTCGACTTTGATGATGAAGACATGAATACCAGGCAACTCTGCGTCGATGCCAAGCGGTTGAGTGAAAACTCTCTTGGAGCCGCAGCAACCACAGGCTATACCGCCTATTGTTCTAACTCATTTTTTGATGCTCTGGTTGAACATCCGATTACGAAGGAAGCCTACCAGCGGTGGAGTTCTGGAGAGGCACTGCGGGCTGATGTTCGCGATGGTTTCATGTTCGCAGGGATTATGTTTATCGACTATCGTGGGAGCGTTGGCTCCACACCATTCATTGCTGATGGTGAAGCTTATCTTATCCCTGAAGGTGTCCCTGGTCTATTCCGGACCTGGTATGCGCCTGCTGACTATAACGAGACGGCCAATACTATGGGCCTGCCTCTTTATGCCAAGCAGTGGGCAACTGAAGGCGACAAGGGAATAAAGTTGGAGGTTCAGTCTAATCCACTGAGTATCTGCACCCGTCCTGCGTCAGTAATCAAGCTGACCGCGAAGTAATGTCCCTGAGTGACCACAAGAAGGCTCTGGCCACTGAGGTGTTAGCGCACCTTGGTGAGTCAGGGATTCTGCGCCATGACGATAAGGAAATCCCAGTACGGTTTCGCCTCTACAGCAACGTGGAAAGTATTGGCGAACGTGGCGAACTCAAACTTGTTGAGCGCATGATAGGACTGGCAGACACGGTTTCTATTTCAGACAGCGACGTGATCATCTCAGACGGGGCATCCTACAAACTTGGGGATTTGATCGACACGTCCGGCGGTCTCCGAAGGTATATCGTCAAGATGCGATGATTGACATTAGATTCGATGGGTTGGAAAAACTGATAAAGCAACTAGACCCAGCCATTATTGAAAAAGCACAGAGGTCAGCCATCCGTAAAATTGGTGACCAGGCAGCCACTCAGGTTAGCCGAAAGATTAGACAGCATTACCCTGTTTCAGCCACACAGATGCGGGACATCCTCAAAAAGGGAACGTTCCAGCATAGAGGCACCTCAGCAAGAATTCTACGTTATAGCGGAGAGCGCCTCAGTCTGAGACATTTCTCAACTACCAGCAAGGATGCCTACGGGAGTCCCAAAAAGGTAGCACGACCGAGGGTAAAATCTCGGCGAGGTACACGATACGGTGCTCGGACTCGAGATCAGAAAAAGAAGCCTCGCCGTATAGTTAATCGAGGATTCTGGGGTAGAGGCCGGAACAATGGTATTCACCAGATATTCCAACGCTCTGTAGAAGACGACCCACAGTCATCGCTGGTAAAACTCACCGGCCCATCTATTCCGCACATGGTACGCAACACTGACGTGATTGCTGTTTTTGAGGCCTATGTGGGTGCCAACTTGGGTCGAGTATTCCAGCATGAACTAGATCATTTCATGAAAAAAGCCAGAGGCACACGATGATTGCAGACTTATTTATTGATCACTTAAATGGGCAGGGCATGGGGTTTCCAGCATTGCTTGGTAGGGATACCAAGGCCCTCGAAGGTGACGAGAGTGAAATACCAGCTGCTTTTATAATGAGATTTTCTGATACAGGAGACCCCAGCAAGTCAGATGGACCTGTGTTTCAGCAGATATTCACTGACATTCACGTTCTGGTCGGAGCGGGATATTCTGAGATGGAGTCTACACTAAAGACTTTACGGGAGGCCTCACTCGGTTGGCAGCCCAGCGAAGATCACCTACCACTATGGTTTGTCAGTGGAGGTTTCACTGAAAGCATTGCTGGAGTTTCATGGTGGGTTGAGACCTACCGCACCAGTACTCACTTCAATCAATTACTTTAGCCAACAGGAGAAATCACATGGCGCGACATGGCGGCTCTTACTTGCTCGATCCAGTCACAGATAAACGCACCCTCATCACTGACAAATCAGATAAGAGGCCAGCCAAGGAGAAGGTACCCAAACCTGAACAGCTTCCCCCACAAACCACCGAGGACATGAACCATGAAGTATAAGAAAAAGATTCTATTTGTAAAAATAGAGGATTCCTATGGCGTTGACAGCAAGCCAGAAGACACCGCAAAAAATGCAGTGCAGACACATAATCTAGATATTGATCCGTACAAGGGCAATACAGTCAGTATGGAATTAGATGACGACACATTCGGTAGTGATGCTCAAATCAATACTGGACCTAACGCTGGACTTACCTTTGATGTCTATCTGGCAGGTTCCGGTGCGAAAGGTATTGCACCGGCATGGGGGCCACTATTAAGAGCCTGCGGATTTGATGAAACCATAGTGGAGGGCACCAGTGTGGCCTACCAGCCCGTGAGTGAGTCTTTTGAGTCGCTAACTGCGGTCTATATCCAGGATGGTCAATTTCACAAAATCACAGGGGCCTATGGAAACGTTTCTCTCGATTTCCAATCAGGCAGTCTACCTGTCGCATCATTTCAAGTTATCGGCTCCTATGGCAAACCTGTTGCCCTCTCAAAGGTCGCTGATACTACTGCCTTTAAAAACCCCATACCTGTAACAAACGCGAACACACCAACATTCAAGATTGGGGATTACAGTGCTATTTGTAAAGGTTTTCGCTTTGATATGGGGAACGATACAAAATATCGAAATCTCATGGGAGTCGAAGGCGCGGTGATTTCAGATCGCGCCCCAGCAGGGAAGGTGACTATTGAGGCCCCGTCACTGGCAACAAAGGACTTCTATGATCTTGTGGAATCCCATAATGGCATTACCTACTCGACTGTCCAGCTGATCCACGGCACTACAGATGGAAATATCATCGCTGTAGATATGCCGAACGTCCAACTCTCATCCATCGCCCACGAAGACCTCGAGGGTATGCTCGCCTACGCTATGGACATACTGATCCTCAAGAAGGACGCGGCTGGCGATGATGAAATTGTAATCACTCTCACTTAAATCAAAGGAAAATAACCATGTCATTTTTACTTGTACCTGTAGATCAGCTCACCACCCGTGTTGTCATTAAAACTCCTGGTGACAATGGAAAATCTAAAATAGAAGACCTTACTGTAACCTTCAGAAAGATGGCGATTAGCGAACTAGAATCCCATCTCGAAAAAGCGAGAAAGGCGGCGGATGGTACTGACACTGGAACTGAGGTCGAAGAACGTGCCCGAGACTTAGTGAAGGAGGGAATCCTTGACATCACAGGCATAAAAGACGAACACGGTGAAGACATCCCATTCACTGATGAGATACTCGACCAGCTATTTGATATGACCTATGTATCAAATGCACTCGTCAAAGCATTCTATGCGGTCCAGCGCGATGAAAAAGTAAAAAACTAATCGACGCGGGCAGATATTGGGCCGAGCAGAGTATTTCTGCCCGTGACGAAGATGGCGACGAAGAAGACCTTGAGCACATTGACGTGGAATACATTGATGAGCCGCTGCCTGATGATGACTTTTATCTCTGGCCCGAGCATCAGGTAGCACTATCTGTCTTCCTCGCCTGTAAAACACAGTGGAACTTTCTTTCCACAATGAGCGCAACTCAGCGCACAGGACTTAATTACCCAGGAGTAGCTGTTGTTATGGACGCGCACAGCATCGAAAACAAAGGTGAAATTCTAGAGCAGGTTTCACTCATGGAAACAGGTGCACTTTCAGCTTTTAGCGAAGAGTTGGCGCGACAACTGGCACGGCGTAAATAGATATGCAGCTTCACGAAACGGGACTCATTATTACCGGTAATGAGAAGGGTGGTGTGCGTGCCATTAAGGCAACTCGGGAGCAGCTTAAAGCACTCAATGCCACTCAGAAGAAAGGTTCCGCATTTACCCGCCAGCATCGCCGTGAATTAAAGAAGACAAAGAAATCCCTCATGGGACTCTCTCATGTCTATCGCGACCTAAAAACGACGGCGGCAGCATATCTTGGCTTGGTGGGCCTGAAGGCTATCGCCAATGAGTTTCGAAGTTTTGAGAAAGGCCTGGTTGGTGTTGGGAAAACCTCTGATCTCTCTGGACGTGCTTTGGTTGGTCTCGGGGATGACATCACAAATATGTCACTGCGGGTACCAGTCGCTACCAGAGAATTACTCGGGATAGCTGAGGCGGCAGGACAGTTAGGTGTCCGAGGTTCAAGCAATCTCGAAAGGTTTACTGAGACTGTGGCGCGACTTGTTTCAGCAACGGACATGACAGGTGAGGATGGAGCAAAGTTGCTGGCCCGCATTCTAACGGTTACCGGCGAGGGAACAGAGGTCATTGATCGCTTTGGTAGCGTCATAGTCGCTCTGGGTAATAACTTTGCTGCTTCGGAGTCTGAAATTGTCAAGATGACGAACGAGGTCGCACGCGCAACTGCTGTTTATAATCTAAACGCCTATGAAGCCGCTGCTATCGGTGTAGCAATGCGGCAGATGGGTGTCAGGGCGGAAGCTGGTGGTACTGCGGTAGGAAAGGCCTACCGAGCCATTGATGAAGCTCTGAGAGGCACTGGTGATGATCTGGCTGTATTGCAAGAACTGTCGGGAATGACCAGGGAGGAATTGAAGAAATTATTTGACGAGGATGCAACCGCCGTCTTCCTGAAGTTCTCTGAAGGACTTGGCGACATAGTAACAGCAGGTGGGGACGTTACAGGCACACTGGAGCGCATGGGCCTGAAAGGGGAAGAAATACTCAAGGTTCTACCCGTTATCGCCAAGCGGTCGGATGAACTTTCTCGTGCCTTAAATATGGCAGCACACGAGATGGAAGACGGCACTGCGCTGATGGATGAGAGCAACAAGGCATTTGCCACTTTTGATGCTGATATTCTAAAGTCTACGAATCTATTATCCGCTTACGCAACTGTAGTGGGCGAGGATATGGCTGAGGCATATCGAGAGATGGTGTCATCCACCGATGAGTCAAGCGCAAGTATCGAAACGATACGTGAAAATGTAGAGATGGCCAAGGACGGATTAATCATCCTGACAAGTGTACTCGTGGCACGACAAATACCGGCCATGATCACTTATACTGGATCAGCACTTTCTGCAACAATCCAAACTCAAGCTTTCGCAGCTGCTCAGGCCGGATTGACTGGAACCAGCATGATGGCGACTGGGGCCGTTCGAGGTCTAGGTACTGTTATGGCTTTTATGGGTGGGCCTCTAGGCGTGGCACTCGTTGCTGCTGCTGCACTATATGCCTTTAGTAAGAGCGCTGATGATGCCGAAACACCTGCTCTTGCCCTCAAGTCCGCTGTAGACGAATTGGCTGATAGCTTTTCAAATCTAACCAGAGCCGAAGGGCTAAACCA